AATTCGGAATTCTACATCGTGACACTTTATTCCTGATATCGGCAATGCGCTCGACCAACTATTACAAAAAAAGAATCGGAGAGGGTAAAAAGTTCCGGTGGCAACGCCCTGTGACAGATTATCTGACTCTAGAGATGGCCAAATAAAAGAAGAATATGTATAGTCCTGGCTGTCTATAAGCTGCCCGCCAATATACAGGTCGACTGTGTCAAACAAGACCGACCAAGATACTGGAACGACTGTTTTCCCTGTAAAGTCCTCAAGCATAAGATAGCACTTACTGAGCAAGTCTCCTCTTTTGAATAATGTAAGATTTCCATTTATAAAATAAGACTTATAATCACATAGGGCAAAGGGTGATGCTCTTTTATACAGGTGCCTGAATGGGGATTTGTCAGGATTTCCTGTAAGGAGCACGTCTTGAGCTCCTTTAACTACCACCTCCATAATATTTGCTACATTATTCGTATGCCAAGGATGCTGCACCGTTCTCGAATTTTAGGACGTTGTACCGAACAGCGTATAGATATGTTCCCAAACCAAGATCTGATGATGGCGAGAAATTAAATGTTTGGAGGGCCGAAAAGTTAACCGTACCCGACTCCTCTGCGTTATACAGTCCAAAAGGAATAAAGATTATACTACTTGAAGGTTTGTACCCATTGTAAGAATGATAATAGGCAGGTATGTCAATCAGTTGCTGATTGTACAATGGCTCGGCATCCACTTGGTTAAATCGTAAGAGTGTGGTACTCATTACTCAAGTCGCATATAATAATGATCCGACTCCGTCAGCAATCCTGAGAAAGTTGTAGTTTACTGCGTATACGTAAGCATCGCTAAGGTTATCAGCCGTTTGAGTCATCTGCTTGAAGATCTGATTATCGGGCGTGACTATTCTGAATATATCGAGTCTGGAAAAGTTCAGAGTTCCCGTGGGTTGCATAGAAGATGTGTTGAGGCAGAAGGGGATGACCGCCGCATTTGATACAGTTGCCGAGTAACCCACTGGCGTATGATAATACTGGGTCACATCGACCCACTGGTTCAGAGACTTGAAGTCACACGCATCGACGCCATTGATCTGAGTCTTGAACTGGAGGGAAGTTCCCGTCGAATACACGGTCGTGTACGAGTTTGACTGGAAGGCCAGGTACTTCACGGGGTGGGCAAAAGTCATATCCATATATGGCTGTCTCTTGTCGACGATTTGTCTCTGGACCTGGGTCACGAGCATGGTCATTGGCCGAGTCGCAAAAAACTCGCGTTCGGCCTGATCCAAGAATATTGTATTCATCCACAGTACATATTGATAGGCATCACTCCCAGAAGTTTTTAGATTTTTTGACCATGTTATCCGTATAGTGACTTCTTGAAACTTGAGGGCAACCAAGGGCAAGATACTCGACCAATTTTTACAAAAAAAGAATTTCAATGGATAAAAAGAATTTGAGTTGAATCCTGTACTCGTTCCGGGCACGCCGCTCGGAAGCCTAGCCTGGCTCGGCACTACCGCCCCGACAACGGGTTCTATGTTATTAGACCATACAGAGTCTTGTTCATCTATGACTTGCCCTCCCAACAAAAACTCCACTTTATCTATAATATTTTGAGTCCAATCCAGATACGGAACAACCCCTGTATTGTTCTGGGCAGTCAGGTATATGTATCCCAAAAGATCCGCCTTTTTTTCAATATTTATAGTTGATATACTTCCTGGAGTCGGTATGCCCGATATATTCTGTCGAGTTGTTACACTTGAGAATTGAGTATATTTTACATGATTTTGTTTAAAAAATGTAATTTGGGGGTTGCCAGTGAGTATGGCATCCTGAGGACCACGCGCAACGAGTTGAACGAGGCCCGCACTCATTACTTAGAGTTAATAAGGTATTTATTTTAAATGGTCGCACCTCGTACTCTCGCCCAAGGACGTTATCTCACACTTCTTCAGTCCCCCGCCCCCATCATCGTAGGCACAGGACCTGCAGGGACAGGTAAGACCCTTCTGGCTTGTCATGCGGCCGTCAAGGCCCTCGTCAAGGGACAGGTCACCAAGTTGGTCTTGACGCGTCCGGCCGTCAGTGTAGATGAGCAGCACGGCTTTCTGCCAGGAAGTCTTGATAAGAAGATGGAGCCGTGGACTCGGCCCATGTTCGACTGCTTCCACAAGTACATAAGTCCAAAGGAACTAAAGAATTACGTGGAGATTTGCCCTTTGGCCTATATGCGCGGACGCACCTTTGAGAACGCGTGGATTATAGGCGACGAGATGCAGAACTCAACCCCGTCACAGATGAAGATGCTTTTGACGCGTATTGGCGATGGCTCGAAGGTTGTGGTTACAGGGGATACTCAGCAGCATGACCGCGGCTTCGAAGACAACGGTCTTGCCGATCTTATCCGCCGCGTCTATCCAGACTCTGAGTTTATCCACCACCTACAGTTTACGGATGATGATGTGGTTCGCCACCCCGCCATTCGTGAAATATTGTCTATGTATGATATTAAGTGATGGCATGGAATCCTCGCGGCCCATTTCAGTTGATCAAGGAGCCGACTAAGCACTACGTTATTCAGATGAGTAATTCAGGAAAAGCCGAAATAAATATTCCAAAGAATATTTCCAATAAGCGGCAGGCGGCTGCGTGGCTGCGCGCCCATCCAGCCAATGTGGCCCGTGCGCGCTTTAAGCCCAAGAGGTCCGTGGCTCGTCGCGCGCCACCCCCCGTTTACATGAGTGCTATGCACGCTTTCAAACACTCTGTCAAACCAGCTTCCCCGGGATTAAAGCCCATTATGACTGCTGGGCGGACAGGGTATTTCCAGGCCGTTCCGGGTGGACAGGTGTTCCCATTTGGCTCGCCTCAGTATCCCAGTCCTCCCAAGACTGGCGCGAACCGCTTCACTTGCTCGGCCGGCAAGAAGATGACTGCGATAGGCAAGGGTCGACAAGGTATAATCTACAAGGGTCACGACTTTGTGGCCAAGGTGTGTCCTCGGGACCTTCTCGCCTCTGAGCGCGGGGAACGTCAGCCAGCCATAATAGAGTTTGAAATACAGAAGGAGGTTCACGGAGCGGCACCGGCAGGAGTGGTCGAAGTCTACAAGCATGAGAAATGTATCGACTTCATCCCTCCCATTTCGATGAATATGGCCAATGTTCAAAACACTCGCAAGTACGACAAGTCTAAGCAATCAATTATTTTTATGGAATATTGTTCTGGAGGATCACTGACCAAGTGGATCGATTCCAAGAATCAGACCGACGCCTCCATGCACCACGTGATCACCTCAGTCCTCAAAACATTAAACAAAATAAAAATAAAGTTTCCTGATTTTCGGCACAATGATCTTCACATGGAGAATGTGTTTGTAGCGGATCGCGGATTTCTTATAGGAGACTTTGGTTGGTCCCGTCTGAAAAAGAATGGTACAAACCCGGCAGTCAACACGGCTAACAAAACTGGTACGGCTGGTGCGTGGGGTATAGGCCCCAAGACTGACGATAGGTATGACGCCCACTGTTTCCTCAATAACCTGAGGGCGTGGATTTCTCGCAAGGGTGGATTCCCCAAGACCATGGCTTTTCTTAATGAGGCAATTCCCGCTGGATATCGCGGCATGACAGATACTCACGTCAAAGAGTGGCGCCTCAAGTACGAGGATCCTTGTCCGGGTCTTCCCACTGTCCAAGAACTTTTGAAAAATAAATTTATTACAGGTCGGAAGTTTAACTCTCCCAACCTCCTTGCGGCCAAGGGCCGTCTGCGGCGCGTGATTTTTCCCGGTCGGATGAAGCGCGTGCGCTCAGTTAACTTGCTTTCAGCCAAGGCTCGCCTTCGGAAGATGACCGTCTCTCGCCCGCGTATTCTATCCGCAAACCTCCGAGCGGGTCGTAACGCTCTCAAGCCACTCAAGCCAAGGGGGCGGGTGACCTCGGCACAGATTCTAGCGGCGCGGCGCAAGCTCAAGGGGCGCGTTCCCACGAAGAAGACGCTGACTGGTGCGATGCTGAAGAATAAGCGCTTCAACAAGATTGTAGAGTACTACTGGGACCTGAACGGTCGCAAGTCTGGAAAGAATTACGAAAACGCGTGGAACCTGGCTCGGCGCAAGGCGCAACGTCTCGTGGCGCAACGGCTAAACGCCGGAAACGCTCCCTTTACTCCAGTAAAGGGCAACTCAGTGAAGCGCTCGGCCCCCAAGCGCGTTAATGTGGTCACGCCAACCCCGCGGGTGCCAAGCCCTCCCCGGGTTCCTAACGCCGCAAATTTGGCCAACATTGCCGCACGTCTCAAGGCCCACGCCAACGCCATCAAGGCGGCTCGGGCTAAGATTGTAGTCTTGAACAAAAAGACTCGGAAGAATTCCAACTTTGAGCAGAGTCCCTCAGGGCGCATCAAGGTTAAGAATCCTCAGACTGGCCGATTTGTGTATGCCAACGGACCAACCATATCTCTTTCATACCTTAAGAACCTGGCTACACGCCGTGGCGTGAATATTAAGGGTCTAAGGGCCAAGGAAGCCATCGCAAGGAAAATATTTGGTTAAAGATTATAGTTTAGTTTTAAATAATGGAGGATTGGCCAAAGTTCTTGACCGTTTATAATTTTGATCAAAAATTGCGTTATGGTTCAAAGGGCGATGGCGGATACGTGATCGGGGACCTCCCAGGCGGTTATGACTGCTACATATCTGCAGGTGTTGGTGACGAGGAGTCGTTTAGCAGGGACTTTATTAAATTTAATAATATGTCTGCTGAGAATAGTTTCGCCTTTGATGGCTCTGTTGCCGACTTTCCATGGCAGTTCACAAGTGATATTACATTTATGAAGAATTTCATCACAAGTTCGCAAGATCTGGCGTTCCTAACGGACAAGTACGATGATATATTTCTAAAGATGGATATTGAGGGTCATGAGTTTAATGTTTTCAACTCTTTTGATGAATTGACCATGAATAAACTAAAACAAATAGTTGTGGAGGTCCATGGTCTGATGTCTGACGCGTGGTGGGAGAAGTGGGGCCTCGAGAAGACGTGCTCCGTAGAGGATAAGATTAACTTTCTTGAAAAGATGACAAAGACGCATTATCTTGTCCACGCTCACGCAAACAATGGCGAGCCTGTGAATAATGGAATACCAGTGGTGATAGAACTAACTTATGTACACAAGAAGTTCTTCTCAGAGCCTCCCGGGATCAACAAGACGCGTTTGCCCATACCCAACATCGACTTTCCAAACCATTCGTGGGTTCCAGAGCATCATCTGAACCATCCTCCCTTTGTTAATTAAAATATTTTCAAATATAAATGGGCCAGCTCGCCATTGCCTTTTGTGTCATTCTGCTGTTGGCCCTCCTATGGCGGTTTATGATGCCAGGAGTTCCTCTTATAAGCCGCATCCGCATGCCAGGGGGTGGCGCGACCCAGCACGTCATGACGCCTCCATACATGTTCAATATCACGAATGCAAATACTCGACTCAATTTGCCTTAAAAGAAAAATTTAATTAAAGTTTAATGAGATACCATGTGTTGGCTGTACCTCATACGATCACGAACAAAGAAGAGTTCGTCGCATGTGCGTATACCCAGAAAGTTTACAAGTTTTGTGAGATGATGATTGGCAGGGGCCACACGGTATATCACTATGGCCATGTTGACTCGGAAGTGCCTTGCACGGAGCACGTGCCAGTCGTGACTCGCGAAACTTTCAACAGGATCTATGGAACAGACTATCACCGTACTCAGTTCTTCAAGTTTAACCAGACGGATGAGGTTTACAAGGAGTACGAGGCCAACACTCCGCCAGAGATTATTAAAAGAAAACAATTTGGAGATTTTGTTTTAGCCTTTTGGGGGTGGGGGAACAAGCCGGTCTGTGACGCGGTCGCCTCTCCAGATATCACTATAGTTGAGCCAGGCATAGGCTACACGGCCACATTTGCTCCGTATCAAATCTACGAGTCTTATGCACTATTGCATGCAACCCTAGGTATTGTCAATGCCACGAATGCCATGAGCATACCCGCCTACTACACAGTGATCCCCAACTATTTTGATCCAAAAGATTTTGATTTTAATAAAAATAAAAATAATTATTTTCTTTGTCTCGGAAGGATCAGCAAGGCGAAGGGTGTGGACATGGCTATCCAGGTAACCGAAAAGATCGGGGCCAAACTCGTGATAGCGGGTCAAGGCGGGCCAGGGGATCTGGGCCTTTCCGAGTGGCCTCCTCACGTGGAGTATGTGGGGTACGCGCTCCCTGCAAAGCGCAAGGAGCTCATGAAGAATGCAAAAGGGTTTTTTATTCTTTCAACATATTTGGAACCCTTTGGCGGGGCTATGATCGAGGCCTTGTTCAGTGGAACTCCCGTGATAAGCACGGACATAGGGGCCTTTACAGAGAACAACCTTCACGGGATCACTGGGTACAGGTGCAGGACCTTTGGCCAGATGGTCTGGGCCGCACAGAATATCCACCGTATCGACCCGCAGGCTTGCCGTAACTGGGCCGAGAACTTTTCAGTCGAGAGGATCGCTCCCATGTATGAAGAATACTTTCAAAGTATTTACGATGGCTGGTATGAGAATGTGACGAAGCAGCCGTGTCTTCCAGTGCGCGTCTACGAGAAGCCGGCTCCCCGTATCGCGGTGTGGTCAGAGACGAAGTGGGCCCTTGGACGCATAGCCGAAGCTATTCAGAAGTACTTGCCCAACGTAGATGTCTATTCATGGGACGTGACTGACTTTTGGGTCAAGGGTCTATGGAAAGACTACGATGTTATCATTTCAAACACATCTCTTCACTCTGTAGAAAGGTCATATAACGTAAAACCAGATCCCAAAAAACTTTTTGTAATTTATCATTGTCCCAAGTTTAACCTGTCGTGGTTTCATGAAAATACGAATTTTATAGAAGGTGCTCGTTATGCCGGGGTCTCTCAGGAAACTTGCCAAGAGCTCGAGCGTCACGGTATCAAGGCGGCGTGGACTCCCTTTGGTGCCGATGGGGGCGTTTTCCCCCTGACTCACAGAGTCACTGGCCCGATCAAGCGTATAGGTATGATAAACAGTGACTGCACGTTAGAAGAGTATGTCAAGATCAAAGGCCTTGAAAAGTTTAGAGAGATATGTAAACTAGGAGACTTTGAGCCAGTGTGCATAATGGGCAAGTCTGAAAAACTTTATGAAAATATAGATTTACTTATTTGTTGTTCCGAGTTGGACGCTGGACCGCTAAGCATATTCGAGGCGGCCTCGTGTGGAGTACCCGTGCTGACTACGGCTGTCGGAAACGTGCAGCAAGTCAAGGGAATAGCTCTATTCGATACGGCTCAAGAGGCTGTTGACCGTATTAACGCATGGAACAATAGTTTAGAAGAACTTCAGTTATACACTGCTTCAGTAACCCAAGAAGTCAGGGCCAACTGGAGCATGCAGTCCCTTGTGCAGACGCACCTCGTGACAGCCTTGACGGTTCCGTGATCGCCGCTCGCTAGTCCCCACGTTTTTTATGCAGCC